TGGCCCACCAGCTAGACGCGCTAACTGATTTAATTGCTCTGTTTTTTGTTTATCTTTAAGAACACGATAATAACTAGACTTATCTTTGCCAGACACAAACCCTAAAAACGCTTGGTAGACGTCGTTGTCAATACCGTACGCTGCTTGTGCCGCGTTAATGTCTAACGGCGCTGCACCGTTGGCTGCGCGGATCTGATTAATTTGATCACCAGCTGCTTGACGAGCAATCTTACCTGCCTCAACATTAGCTAGTTTACCTGTAGCCGCATCAATAAATTTACCTGCGCCTATGGCTAAAAATTTAACCGCAGGCGGTACAACAAAAGGTGCAACGGCGCCGATACTAGCGCCTGTTTCAGTTTCTTCAGGATTAACTAAAGCTGATGATATTCCACCAACAGTAGTACCACCAACCAATCTAGCTAAAACATTACTAGTTTTACCAGCTAAAGTTGTGGGTGTTAACCCTGTTTGAAATCCACCTGAACTAAGTGATTTTGCTAACGGTGTGGTTACTTTAGCTATGCTAGGTATAGCTTTACCTGCCATTTGTATAGGTTTAGCAAGAAAACCGCCCGCAGGTAATGTGGCTAAAACTTCACCTGCAAACTCCCCCGTACCTGCATAACCAGGTGCTACATCTTTATACGGTTGAATAAATTGTTTTTGCAATTCTTGGCGACGTATAGCATCCTCAGTTAAGAATTGCCCTGTGTCTTTAGCACCTAACGCTGTTAAACCTTGGCCAAGTAATTTTTGACCACCAAGTACAACATTACCTACACCTGTATATGCACCTGCAAACGGTGCAATAGCGGTAGTTAACTCACGTTGTACCATTTCTCTACGCGCATTCGCAGGTTCAGCAACAACATTTTCACGCGCATCAGGAGCGTTTGCTATTGTTGGCGCTTCGCTACGCATCCGTTTAATTTCCATTGCTAGTGCTTTTGCGTCGGCAGCATTACCTGCTGCATCAGCTTTAACAAGGGCAGAACTTAATTGTTCAAGAGTAGCCATATTATTGAGCGTATTTATTTACTAAAGCGTCAATATCAACACCGCCTGATGGCGCTTCACCTGCTTTTTTCCTAGCCCTTTCAATACCTGTTTTAACAATATCTTTGTATTCTTTAGCTGCGGTAAGAAATTCGTTTTCGCTTTGCGCTAAATTCATCCTTGTCTTAGCTGCCGTTGCTTTTTTACCTTCTGTTTCAGTAATAGCACCGCCACCTTTAAGAGTTTCAAACGCTTCTAAGAACGCACCGCCCATGATTTCATCAAAACGTGCTTTAAAGTCAGCCGCAGGAGTTCCAGGTATAAGTTGCTCAACACCTGGTATACCTAATGTAACTCCTCTACCCATGCCTACCGCACCCGTAAAGCCTGGATGAGGTGCTGTGCCTAGCTTAATAACTTTACCACTTTTATCTCTAACGGCAGGTGTTCCGACCATAGCGTCAATTTTGCTAAGAAGGCTCTCACTTGTTGCAATAGCATTTGGCAACGCTATAGCAGCAGCCGCTTGTGTTTTACCTGTTGTTGTACCAGCTGCTTTAGATGCGGCAAGTTTTGCTTGTACATTAGGGTCTAAATCAGCAGCTAATCGTTGTTGCGCTACATTTAATTGACCACCTGATATATCTGCTTGACGCGCGGCTGTTTTTTCTCTTGCTAAATTGGCGCGTGCAGTTTCTTCTGTTACAAGTCGATCTTTAGCATCTAAAATATTAACTAAAGTAGATTTTTGCCAAGCCCTAAAATTAGGCGCCATTGAAATAGAGTTTCTAAGCGCGTCAGCTTTAGCGTTGTCAATATCGCCTGCAGCTAAATGTCTATCAATACCTGCAAGCGCTTCTTGTGGCGTGTCTAACGCAGAAATATCCGCTAATGCTTTATTAGCTTTATCAACTTTTTGTTTAAACTGAAGTCCTGTTGTTTCAGTTAATGTTTTTTGTTCGGTAGCTTGTTGTGATTTTAATTGCTGCGCCGCTAATGCAGCTTCTTTTTGTGATTTAATAACGCCTGGAATAGCTGTTGCGCCGATTTCATCTTGCGATAAATTTTTTACTAAACGGTTGTAATCTACTTCACCTGTGTCAGGGTTAATAGATCCTTGCCATGCTTTACCCAATCTATTTTGCGTATCAAATTCTTGTTGCGCTTGGCGCATTTTTAACGCATTAAGTTGTTGACCTTGTTGCGCGCTTTGAATTTGCGAATACGCCGCCATTTGATTTAATGGATTTTCAATTTGAATGGGTTTATAACCCATTGCAATATTTGGATCAATAGTTGCCATAATTATTCCTTAAAAATCGTACGACGTAACACCAGCAGGTTGTATATTCATTGTGCCAGGGCCATACGCATTTGGGTTACTAGCGTAAGGATTTAACCTATTTAAATATTGTTGGTTTTGGTAAAAGTTTAACCCTTGGCCTAATGAACCACTAGCTGCGTTAGCCATACCCATATACCCTGACGCTCTTGCATTGCCTTGACCAATAATGTTACTAGCTTGACCAGCACCAAATGCACCTAACGCATTACCCACATTACCTGCGTAATTAGTGCCTGACGCAATATCTTGTCCTGTGGCTGTCTGTCCTGTACCCATTAAACTTTGTAATGGGTTTAGCTGATTAGAACGGTTAATTTGATACCGATTAAACGCATTTTGATATTCTTGCGATGCTAAGTCTTGCCCGTAGCGTTGCGCTCCTTTTAAAGCAGAACCTGATAGCAAACCACCTCTAGCAGCTGCCGTACGGTCAAGTGCTTTTGTACCTTCGGATAGACGGAACGCATAGCCTGGATCGGTTTGGTAGTCAGCCATACTAAAATCTCTAGCGTATCTGCCATCGCCTTCGCCTAAGCCTAAATAACCTAATAGTTTATTTTGCGCAGTTAAACCAGCTTCTCTGAAAGGTTTATTTAACTCAAGATTTTTTAAGTATTGCTCGCGTTGCAACGCAACTTGTTCATTAGCAATATCACGTTGCGCTTGCGTAGCTTCCCCCGCGGCTTGCGCCTGTGCGCTAGATGCTTTGCTAGACGAAACCGCGCCTACGACGGCGCTTGCTGCAACTGCCCCCGCTACCCAAAAAGTCATAATGTCACCCCTACTTGTTTATCTTTAACTATATTTCCGATAGCATACATATCATTCGGATCGGTTTCAACTAATTCAATTTCGGCATCTTCAACAGTTTTAGCATTTACAACATGAAAAGTCATACATAAAGCATCGGTTTCGGCATAAACAGCGCGTTTCGTGCCAGGCGTGCTACATAGCAATTGAGGGCCTGTAATTAATTGTACCCCATCGTCCGTTGTTATGGCTACTGTTCCTGACACGATTAGGTAAAAATGTTCTTTTTTATGGACTTTTCCTACAACTAATACGCCTGCGGCGCGCCATACTTCACGGCAATACATCCCCGCATGGAACGTATGTTTTGTTTCAGGTTCATATTGTGGCAATTTAGATATTTCAGCTTGCAATATTTCTACTTTACTTCGTAAATCAAAATGTGGGGTAGGCAAAAACCCTTGGCCGTAAGTGACGGTCATTTCTATGTTCATACAATCGCCGTAATGATGCCGTTAGTGACGGTAACTGTCTTACCATCGCTTGTTGTAAAACTACCTGACACGCCATTATTGGTCAGCGTATAGATGTTAAATAAGAATCTGTACCATTGGGTTGACAGTAAATCTGTATCAGCCAATAGCACAGGTACTTTAGACGAGGGGATTTGGGTTATGTTTTCCATTATGATCTTGTCTGCGATAGATGTAATTCTGCGGCCATAATAGCAATCTTAACTGGATCCGTACCTGATATTTCATAGACGCGATCACGCAGCTTAACGGTCATGCCCAAACGACGCCAAAATGTACGGGTGCCGTAATCACCTAGCTGCCCCATGGAAGTCCAATGTTCATTAGACCATGTATGGCCTGCATCGTCAGACCAACGCAACATGACTTGAGGAATGTAGCCTGGCGCTGCCGAATGAACCGTAGTGACTAGTAAATTGTAATCTAACCCAATATAATCGTCATCTTCAGTTACTAAAAAATCGCTAGCTTCTGTTAGCAAATATCCTGTAGGGCCTGTTGCAAGTCGAAGGCCTGCTTGCGTGTCAATATATTCAGCTTCGGTATACTCAGGGTATAAGTTAAGTCCAACGCCTGTCTCAGCGTCAAGCTGTAATGTATGCTGCGCTGTACGGTTCAACGTATTCATGTCGGTTGGCAACGCTCGCCATGATCGTAACCATTTCTGAACGCCTACGCTATCGTCATAAACATCTAAGTCCAAAGCGTAGATATTGCCATTTTGGTAGTCACCAACAACGATTGTGTCGTTAAAATTCATCTGACAGTTAGAACGGTGGCGGGTAAACTCGCCATTAACAAACCCTGCACGTTCATGCCACAACTGCGTGGCTACGTCATAAACCCAAGTTTTGCCTGCGGTAGGGAATGTCAACACATAAAAAGAATGGCCTTCTTGCTGATATGTATACGCAATAGCGTCAGCTAAAACAGCATAGTTTTGTATGGCGTATTCAATAGCATGGGTGGAAACCCTAACAGCGTTGTAGCCTTGGTTACGGTACACAATACCAAAACCCCGCGCATCAGCGCCTAGCCAAAATAAACTGTTATCTAGTTTAGCAACCGAATAAGTAGCTAAACAACCCACTTCGTTATACGCGCCTTGGATAGGTGACAGAGGAAAGTCTACGGCGCCTGAGTCGTACCAAACTTCGGTGGAGTTAGTACCAAACAACCAAATTTCACGATTGTTGACCGCTACGGTTAATAAATCGTCAGGAGCGCTCTCAGCGCTAGCAAAATCTAACGGGTCAACGGTTGTACCATCTAATAGCGTTGTAATCCAAACAATTTGTGAGTCTGGTTGGTTAAATACAAAATAACCGTCAATGTAGCCTACAGTAACAGCGCCTGCAAAATCAGGGTCTGTAATTTGTTGAAATGCCTGCGTAGACTTGTTGTAAATATACCCGTCAGGATTACACGCTAGGAATAGTTGTATACCGTTGTCGGCAATAGATACGGGGCCAGTACCTGACACAATACCTAAAAGTGTTACTCTGTATTGGTTATCTACGCGGTAAAACTCATTACCTGATACTACAAAAGAATCTTCATTACTTGATTGGTTTGCCCATACTGCACGGATGGGGCCATTACCAACTGTAGCTAATCTTCTAAGCCCAGGCGCTCTATTTAGAAAGCCCGTGTCTTTTCCCCCTTCAGGCGTTGCTTCAGGGAATAGATTAATCATGCGGTTATCCGCCGCATTGATTGATCTAGCTACATAGGCTTGACCTAGGATTGGGCTTTTCATACTTACGCAGTAGTAGCTTTAATAACCGCAAACGCAATAACAATAGCTTCTGATAACGAACCAGCTGTAATGTTACGCACGTTAATGCTTGCTGATCCAGCTGCCGATTGTGCGTTTAACAGATAAGAACCTGCTGTACCAGCGCTAATATGATTCAAGATTAACACGTCGCCAGCTTCGATGACGGTATTAGTTAATGTAAACGATACGGTTGTGTCGGCGGCTAATGCAGCGTTATTTAATGTAATCTGACCATTTGATTTAGATAGCGTAACAGCCGTAGCTTTGCTAGTAGCTTGGGTAACTGTACCCGCAGAGCCTGTGGTATAGCCTACTTTACCTGTTGCTGAAATTAAAATGTTACTTGTTGCCGTAAGCGAAGTAGCTGTAGCGTTGCCTAAAACAGGCGACGTTAGCGTAGGGCTACCCGTACAATTAGTCAATATACCGCTTGAAGGAGTGCCTAGCGCAGGCGTAATCAAAATTGGGCTACCAGTACAGTTACTAATATTACCGCTTGCAGGCGTGCCTAATGCAGGTGTTATCAGCGTAGGGCTAGTTATGGTAGGTGACGTAAATATTAACGCATTAGTTATCTGCCTAGTAACATTGTCGCTTTGAACAATAGGAAATACATCTGTGGTCGCAGCTGCGGTTGCGACGGGTAATTCGGTAATAGCAATATCACTCATACGTTATCCTTAATAATTGCCTGCAAATATGTTATAGCGCTGACGTGTGCCAACAATACTGTATGGCAAGGACATAATGTCATCTGGGTTGTTAATACGTTTTATGTCGCGTTTAGATGTCATAGCAATCCGTGATACTTGTGGGCTTGGCTCAACGCCAAACTCGGCTGCAATCTCGCACGCTAAGTTGTACCTAAAAGCTCTTAAATAGCCTGGTGGAAACGCTATTACCGTTGATAGTGTGGCAGGTTGAGTTAACTCCTCAACCGAAACAAAATGCCACTCAAGCACTTTAGTAGGTTTAGGATAAACATACATTTCAATATTAGGGTATGTCATGTTAATCCATATCACTTGCGGGTAAGTGCTAGTGACTGTTTTAACGGCAATACCATCATATTGCTGTTGGTTAATAATCTTAATACCAAACGAAATGCCGTTGGCAGGGTCAAGAAAGTAAGTCGAGTCGTCTAATAGAATAGGTCGATTACCTACGAAGTCACCTGTAGGGCCTAGCGTTCTACTAAGCACATTTGGTGGCCAATTGAATACTTGATCTTGGGTAGAAAATACAGACAAACGCTCAGTATTCCATGAGTCAATCATTTGATTCAATGCAAATAAAGCGTCTTGAGATGTGGCGGCTGAAGGTGTTTCACCTTCGGCAAGCATACCGATTAAACGTAATGCGCCATTAATCTGATCGTTGGCGGTATAAGTTGCCATAGCTCACCTTTTATTCAATAGTTTTACGACGTCTTTTTACTTCCAACGTATTAACTGGAGCCGCAATCACTTCTTCTTCAGATGGCGTATCGGTAGTATAACGCACCCAGCCGTTTTGTTCATCAAATTCTGCTTCCATTTCCATTGTGGCAACTTTAGTACCGTGGTCAGGATGTTTTAGGTATATGCTCATATTTATGTTTGGTAGGGGGCGTACTGCCCCCTGATTTTAAGATGCGCCGTGGATAATAGCAAAGTTAATAATAACTGCTTCGGAATACGATGTTGCAGCAGTTAAATTACGCAATGTAATTAAAGCAGAGCCAGCAGCTAAATACGAAACGTAAGTAGTGTAGGCTCCAGCAGCGCTACCAGTAGTGTTGCTAGAAACGCAAACAATGATTGTGTCATTGATGGAGATTGTACTATTAGTTAATATAAATGAAACTGCTGTAGCACCTGCAAGCGCAGCATCATTCATAGTAATACGACCAGCAGACTTGTTTAATGTTACGCCTGTAGACTTACTTGTTGCTTGTGTAACTGTTCCTTGGCCTGCGGCAGAGTACCCGATTTCTTGACTTGCATAACAAGTCGTGAATTCAGGATCACTATACGCAACGCCAATTGCTTGAGTATTTGGCATATCTATTCCCCTATAAAATCCCCGCCGAAGCGGGGGATTAATATTAACCAGCTATGCGATAGAAAACATAAGTCGCATCAGCCGTTTTACGAACACGCCAATTAGCTGACGTAGCCGCAGAGACAGCTGCTGTACCTACCAAAGTACAACCTGTATTAGCCGTTACAGTAGCAGCGTTAGTTGCGCCTGTATTAATGATATAAAAATCAAAACAACTATCAACTTTCATACTTGGAAACGCTGTGTCTAAAGCTGTTCCAAGAGGAACAGTTAAAGCTACGGCGGCGCCAGTATAAGTAATAATACCTGTTGCTAGTTCGGCTGCTGTTAAAGTTGCGGCTGCTGTTTTAGCCGTTGGGGTTGGCTGCGTAACCATGTTAATTTCTGTT